TAACTGGCTGCTGGATTTCTTCTTTTGTCTCTTCCCCAACTTCTTCTTGAGAAGTTTCTGATGAAGATTCTTGCGCCATTCGCGCCTTTATCTCTTCAACCGTTTCAAATTCTTCATTACTCATTGTCGTCGTCCTCATTTAAAATTGCTAAAATCTCCTTGTCGGAAACAAGGCGATATTCCTCATCGTCTTTGCCAGTGATATTTATCCCTGCATATCGGTTAAGGATAACTTTCTGACCAACTTCAGGATGAATATCCCACTCTTTTGGTAAGTCGCCAGCTCCAATCGTAAAAGCAGCTTGCCCATAATCCACAATAGTGGCTACCTGACTTCCTGCGCTCTCTTTTTCTAAAGAATCTTTAGGGATATAAATTCCGCCTTCGGTTTTCTCTTCTAGTTTCTTAATTTTGATCAAGACTTTGAAACCTAGGGGGATAATCCCAGATTTATTTTCGATGCTCATTATTTCTAATCTCAATATAGTTTTCTAAAATAAGCTCCAAGTCCCCTTGACTTGTCGCCGTTTCCTCAATTAATTCTATAATATCATCATAAGCTCTGCATCTGCCTATGCTTCTATATAAATCATCACCTGAAAGATCGCCTGAAATGATACTTTTATTGAAAGTTTCTCTGTGGCTTTTAAGAATCTTTAAAACTTTCAGGGTCGTAACATTGCTTAACCAAGCTCTTAACTCAATTTCGCTTAGCTCCATACCTTGAATTGGCAAGAGAACATCAATCCTCTCTTTCTTCGGTTGTGGATTGTTTTTCTGTTTCAGAAGTTTCTTTAATATTTTCATTTCTAGCCTCTGCTCGTTTCTCAATATTTTGGTTAACAGATTCCGCAGTCCTAATGACAGCTTCACGCTCTTTTGCGAAAGCATCTGCTATATTTTTAAGACTTTGGGTTTCTTTTTCTTTAATCTCCGCAATCAACTTCTCAATATCATACTTGCCTTTTTCTAAGGAAGCTGAAGCTTCAATAGCTTTTATATTTATCTCTTTCAATTTATTTTCAGCCTTAGTCATTTCCGCTTGAGCTAAAATAGTCCCTGCATCTGGCGGGGATGGTGGCGGGGTCGTGATCAACTCTTCGTAGTTCTCAATATTAAATCCGCTTAATATACGCTGCCTAAGCAATAATTGATTAGTAAACGGATCGCCTATGAATTGCATAAGAAATGAGGCGCGAGCCATGCGTTGTGTGTTGGTGACACTGGCAATATCGGCAACGGGCACTATATCGAATCCGCCGCGTGAAAAATCGCTTTTGGCACTAACATTTTTTTGAGGCTCGTCTAAAACTTCTGCATACTTTTTGTTACTAAGATTGTCGCTGTTTAACTCATATATAATCTTAAACTCTTTCTTTAAAGATTGACGACATCTCTTAAAGATTGATTTGAATTGTGTAATACCCTGTTCAACCAGAGCCATCATAGTGGTTGCTTGTATATTGGCTGAATTTTCACCAGTTAAAACATCTCTTAGTGAGCCTAGCTCCTTACCAGACTGCGCCAAAAAGCCTAATAATGCAAATAGTGTTTGGGAAGGCTGTGGGGTTGGTAAAGGAACTATGCTATCTCTTATATTGCCACCAAACGAATCAACCATTTTGTATTCGTTCGGCTTCATTTTAAATTGACCGCCCCTTATCTTTAAGCTCTTTGCTATAAATCCACCGCCCGTGTTTTGTAATGTTCCGGCATCGGTTAATTGATTTATAGATGAATTAATGCCCTTGTTTAGATTTAACAATAAATGACCAAGACCAATCCCATAAAACGAACCATCGGGAGAAGGGATAAATATATAGGGCGTGTAAGGATTGTGCGCCTTGATTGACACTATCTTATTATCCTTTTCTTTTGTGATATCTGATTTTTTAAATCTAGGAACTAACCTAACCAACTTTTGGCTTTTGTTATGGATAGTGACTACATAAGGCTCAGCAAAATCATCACCATCTAAATCAAGCCAGCAGCATTGCTCAAGAAATATGTGCAGCCCACTATTATCTGAACTGCTACTTGAAGAATCTTGTGCATTAGATAAATCAGTAGTTATAACCTGACTTGCTGAATCGTCACCATCGTCATCATAATCAAAGGGCTCATAGATTTTCTTTCTTACTTTTTCTTGAATCTCGTTCTGGTATAGCTCAATAATATGAGTTTTAGGAGCTTTCTCAAACTTAGTTACTTTATCGTGCATAACCAGTTTGTCAGGAAAGACTAATTCACTTTCAATGCCATCCGAGCCTTGATAAGTCTTTTTGAATATAGTCCCTAGAGCGGCATATGCCACAAAACTTTTATCAGTATTATCAACCCAATCTGGAATATCTTCAGTTAATTGATAATTCATGTAAGTAGCGACTCTATCGCCTCTTTTCTGCTTCGCTCCAACCTTCACCCGTTTAGGTAATCCATCTTCATCAAGCAAAAGCTCACCAGTGTCTGAGTCGGTAGCCTCCTCTCCATCGTCTTTGCCAATGATCTTGGCTTTAACAATAAAATCATCACGCAGCACTTCAGGTGAGCATTTAGCCGCAAACTCCATCATTGCTGTTGATATTAATGGGTAGTTTATGTTTGATGCACCATCCCAAGGAAAAGACTTGGGGTCTATTACTGAAAGTGCCAGCTTTAAAATCCCCTCCAGCTCTTTTTGCTTAGTCGCACGACTTTGTAAATCACTATTGTAGCGATCCATTACCTTATTAACAATCTCGGTCTGCTCATCGTCATCTAATAATGTAACGACATTATTAACTTCTAAGATATTGTCTAAAGGCAGTTTTGCTTTCATTAATACTATATGTTGTGTCAAGAAATATTTTACTACTATATGTAGTAGTTGATATTTCTAAAATGCGTTATATCTTGTGTCAAGAAGTATTTTACTGCTAAATATTGTGTTGAGACATGAATTTTACAAAATCGCCTTTATTGCATTATAAGACTATTGAGCAATACCAAGCTTTTTTAAAGAGGTTGAAAGAGCGGCACGAGGAAAATAAAAAGATTGAAGACCCTCAAGAAAAAGAGCGTGCTTTTATGGAGGAGGTTAAGTTTAAGAGAAAGCTCTTAAGAACTGATCTTTTTTTTCTTCTGTGGTACGGCTGCAATAAGCATTACATAGCAAAGCAGTGGTTGCTTGATAGGTGTAAAGAGGTTGAGGCAGAACCCAATGGGTGTATTGATCTTTGGAGTCGTGAACACTTTAAATCAACCATTATTACCTATGGTAAATCAATTCAGGATATTATATCTAGTCATGGTGATGACCCTTTACCTGAATGGGAAAGGGAGACTACTATAGGCATTTTATCAGTGACAAGACCCCTTGCAAAGTCTTTTTTGCGTGAGATCAAGACCACCTTTGAGAACCCGCAACTCCCACTAACTCAATTATTCCCTGATATATTCTATAAGAACCCCAAGGGTCAAAGCTCTAAATGGTCGGAAGATGAGGGGATTGTTGTTAAAAGGAAATCATCACCCAAAGAATCAACCGTGGAAGCTTGGGGATTGGTTGATGCCCAGCCGACGGGCAAACACTTTTACACTATTGTTTATGATGATATTGTTACTCAAGATACAGTGACATCACCCGAGATGATCCAGAAAACAACCCAAGCGTGGGGATTGTCCGATAATATTGGAACAAGAGGTGGTATCTACAGAGCTGTTGGGACTCCTTATGCTGCTAATGACACTACTCAAGCTATTATTGACAGCGGCACTTTTAAGCTTAGAAAGTATCCTGCGACAATTGGCGGGAAATACCCTATTGAATCAGATGATGAAGCTTATCTTTTAACTAAAGCGCAGCTTGAGGAGAAATACAAAAAGCAAGGTGTTTATAACTTTAGCTGTCAAATACTACTTAACCCAACAAGCCAATCACTGCAAAACTTTAAGCTTCAATGGCTCAAATACTACGGAGGATACAACCCTCAACAAAATCTTAATATCTACATCATTGTTGATCCTGCCCACTCGAAGAAGAAAGAAAGTGATTATACTGCTATATTTGTTATTGGTGCTGGTGAAGATGGTAATTATTATGTGATTGATATGGTAAGAGATAGGTTAAATCTCAAAGAAAGGACTGATAAATTATTTAAACTTGTTAATAAATACAGACCTGTGCTGGTTGGTTATGAGCAATATGGGATGCAAAGTGATATTGAGCATATTCAAGAGAAGATGGAAACTATACGCTATCACTTTAATATTGTGCCGTTAGGTGGTAAATTAAGCAAGACAGACAGAATAGGGAGGTTAATCCCAGACTTTGAGAACGGTAAGATACTATTGCCATATGAGCTACCCTACATTGATTACGAAGGAAAGAGGCATGACTTGACTAGGGTATTTGTTGATGAAGAGTATTTGACATTTCCAACGCCTAAGCATGATGATATGTTGGATTGTTTAGCAAGAATAAAGGATAATGATCTGATGGTTTCATTTCCCATGAAAGATGAATGGGAGGGATTGGATGAATGGGGTGATTCGGCTCAAGATAGAGATGGCGTCACTGGGTATTAGATTCCTCTTTTAGGGTTCTGATGTTAGTTTTTATCGTGTATTTTTTTACTATTTTCATTTTTCATAAAATTTATTTAGTCTTTTAAAGAAAAAAATGCCAACGACAAATAAGCTTAAATATGCTATGGCGTAACCTGCCAGCCACACATATATAAAATATATTCCGATTTTCAAAACATTTAGCCCAAAATGAAGCGTTAGCGAGAAGGTTATGCTTATAAAAAAGATTGAGGGTGTTAAATAATCCCCCAACCTTATCAATGCTAAGGAGATCTGGAATACTGTCATTGCAAAAATTAATAACAATATCGAGGCAGTCATATATGAAATCATATTAAATCGTCAATCGTTTTTGTTTTATTTTTAGGCGTAACATCAATTAGTTCATCTATATTCTCGTTAGTTGATTCTGCTATTGCCGCAAATAAATTGATCTGTGTACCGCTTTTCTTGTCATCGCTATTAGCAGCATCTAGTAAAAGCCTCGTCCAATCTGGTTTCTCTTCTACTTTGGCACGAGTTAGGGCATTGTCAATTAGCTCATCAGCGTGGGTTTTGCCATTGCCAGCTTGTTCACCGAGCTTTTTACGCAAGAACTCGGTCATATCTTTGCTTTTATCCCAAAGTGTTAATGCTTGATTGATTTTGTTCATATTGTTTCTTTTACTCATCTATTAACTCCTGTAAATAATCCTTATCAATAAGCCTTAATGCAACTTTCTTTTTTAGATTCTCTTTGTCAAGAAATATACACATTTCTTTCTGAAAAGCCCAAAATCTCTCTTTAGGTACTTTTCCCTTTTTTTTCCAGTTGCGATATTGTTGATTTGTAATGCCGCAAAACTCATGCCTTTTCTTGTGAATGCCAAGTTCATCAAAGACATGTTCCAGCTCACCTATATGAATGTAATCATTTGTCTTTTTCATATTAAAAATCCAAACCCAGACCCATAAGTAGTGCGCGATTAATTACAGCCTACTAAAACCCATTGACAATATCCATTATTACACTGACAGTAATAGTTGCCGTTACCGTAACAATAAGATGGGGTAGCTGGTTTTGCGCCGCATGAATAATCATTAGCCCAATAGTTATTTTGGTTCTGAATCGGTTGAACCCTTAGTTTTTGTCTTTTGCCATATTGGGGCAAATTTAGCATTGGTATATTAGCTAAAGCATTAAAGCTGATAATGCTAATCAGTAGTGTTAATAGTGTTGTTTTTTTCATGTTTTATTCCTCAATTTTTTCAATAATTAATTG